GGTTCGCCGCTCATGGTCAAGGCTAAACCGTTAATGAGAAATACCTCCCCATTGACGGCTAGAGAATTGATGGTGCCGTTCATTAGCTTATCAAATATTGCCTGAAACGCTTCTTCGCGCTCATCAACATTAGGGATAACCGTTAATGGCTTGGCAAAATCTAAATAGTCCATAAGCTACTCCCCGACTCTGCCGTTCTAGTTAAGCCAGTTACGTCAATACTATCTTCTGACAAAAACACCCACTCATGCGGCTTGATATTGTCGGCGGTTAAATCTTCGCCGTTCACGGAAAAGTCACTGATCCGATCTTGAAAGGCGGGAATGTTGGCGCGTAGTAGCGTAGCAAATTCCTGCAAGTTAATACCGTTGGGCAACCAGCGAGACATGGCGACTTCACCCTGCCCATACTTAGCCAACAATACGCCTTTGATTTGCGCCCTCACACTATCCAAATCATGCACCGCCGCTAATCGCCCTGTGATAACCAGCCCATAAGGACGATTAACGACGGTTGAAACAATCACGCGGCCTGTTGGGTTGCCTATGCTTCTAACGCCGCCGGAATATAGGCTATCCGCCCTGCCAAGCAACAATGCAATCTCAGCTTCAATACTGGATTGCTCGCCTAAGTCATTAGGAGTAACGGCTAAGTGAAGATGGTTAATATCTTGAATGGTGACGCTGCCGTATGCTTTATCTTGAATCGTTTCGTTCCATACGCTGATAAATTGGGTTCGGGTGATAAAGTGCTTGCGCGCCAAAAAGTCAAAGTTACCCAAGAATGATGAGTTTTCATCATAGAACGACGGATAACTTGCCAAGAACCGCATTTGCGTCATGGTGACGGGATTAGCACCCGCACGAATAACGCCCGCCGTTTTGAAAGTTAGATTCAGGCTACGTTCATCCGATGAAACAATGGACTCTAATGCCGCCTCTTTTAATCTTACTGCATCCAATTCACCATAAGTCTCAGTCACGGTAAATGTGAATGAATCACCCGCCGCGACAGTAATACCCGCCCGCGTTGAATCACCAAACTCAATAGTGATACGGCGCAATGTGTCCGTCTTGAGCGTAAAGGCATAGGCCAAAGGCTCTACGTTCATCCACTTAGGCGAATAGGCAAAAACATTCGGCACGACTTCATCATCTTGAACGGCTAAACCCGCTAAATGCTTATCTTCCGTCAGCGCCAAGGTCACGCTATGGAATATCTCGCCAATAGGTGCGGTATATGCCACGGTACGCACTGTGCTTTGTTCTACGGCCACTTCACCCGTATCACCTGCCGCAACTACTACCGATGACAGCAACCGCCATTCTCGGCCTTGCCCGTCGGTAATAACGCGGCCTTGCGATAGGGTTTGACTCGCAGACCAGTTGTTTTTAACCTGTAAGGTATGCCGCGCTGGGGTCGCAATCGGCAAAATTCCCTTGTTGACAGCATCGGCCAAAATTGAACGGTCACGGCTTTTAATTGACGGCTCAATAGTGGCAATGTCGATCTCTTGCGTTAGCAGGGACACATAGTCAGCCATTGCGCGAATACGCACTACGGTCGCCGGATCACCTGCCGTGTAAAGCTCGGCAATGTCGGGATATTCATCAAGCAAAGCGACTAATCGCGCCTCTAATTCATTGCGCGTTAGCATCGAAAGTCTCCCCTGTTTGTAGGCTTCTTTGTGGCTTGCCTAGCTCAATCAACACATTGCCCAAGCGAAAATAAATCATCACCACATCAAAGCCCGATGTTTCTACTTCCACGGCCAATTGTTCGCTGGATAGCTGGGAAAATATCGGCAAGTCTGCTTTCAGTTTGCTGATAAATTTATCGGCAATTGGCGCTGATAGTGGCTGCATAAACAGTGCCGACTTATCGCAACCGAACGAACTACCAAAAACGCTATTTACTGGCGTAGCAAGCCAGTAATTAAACATATCCAGTAAGCTTTGAGCGGTAATCATGGCCAACCCCTAATTAGGCAGGCAAGCCATTGTTTTGAGCTTGAGCCAGTTTAGCTTTCAATTGCTCTTGCTCAGCCATTGCTTGAGTGGTTGCCGTATCGACTTGAGACTCCAAATCTTTAGCGGCCTTGAGTTTTGCCGATGTTGTTTGAACGCTAGTTGCACCCGCCGCTTTAGGGATTTTAACCACAACTTTTTGCTGCGCCTTATCAAATGCTTTTTGACTTGTGCGCACCTTGGTAGCAATCTCAGCCATAGCAGCATTAAATGTTGACGGGTCAAAATCACCTGTAATTGGCAGGTCTTTGCCGTTCAGCAATACGCGAAAAATATCGCCATCGGCTTTAATCAAGAACGAAACGGTTTGACCGTTTTCTAAGCCCATTTGTAACTCTCTAGTAGATACCCCAGCTAATCGTTTTACTTTTTTAGGGGTCACATAAGGGATTGCTTGACCTGTTGCTTTTGACAGTCCGGCACTCAGCTTTTTTGCTAAGGGGGTTTGTTCGCTTAACGCGGTTAAATTGAATTGAGACATAACCAATACTCCACAAGAATAACGCTATTGTGATGCTTGGCAGGTCTATGATTTTTTGATAGTTCCAACAACAAAAAGCCCCCAACAAAGGAGGCTTTAAGATGTGTAGCTTATTTCCCGAATTTAGCCTTCGCCGCCTCGCCAGCTTTCCATAATGCTTCTTTGACGTGCTTAGGCGCATTAGAGTCAGGAACAAACTTTGATGGATGATATTCACCACGCGATGCTTTTTTCACAGCCTTAAAGGCTTGCTCCCGTTTAGCTAAAGAGCGTTGCATTTTAGCAATCATCGCGCCCGTGCGTGGCTTTGCGTGCAACTTGTGCATTGCGGTCTTTTGACCAGCCGTAGGTACAAATGTACCCCCCACACGCTTATTCACCGTGACGATTTTACCATCACGAACAGCCTTGACTGCCTTGTACTGCAAGGTATGACCATTGACCTTTTTAGTGGTTTTTTGGCCAACACCTAACTTTTTCTTAGGCTTACCCATTGAGTCATATTCTTCAACTTCATCATCAGAATCAGCATCGGACATATCAGGCTCACTAAAGCCATAAACAAACGACTTTACAAACGCATCCATATCGTCGCCATCATTAGGCAAGTTAGCTAAGACCGTTTCAGCCATTGCATCAATTGCGCTATCAGCCGCATCAACATCTTCACCAAAAATATCAGCAATCATCTCGTCAGATACCTGAAAGCTGGACAAGGCATCGGCAACATGGGCAGATAACAACTCACCCAATACGTCGTCGCTTTCGCCATCATCCAAACCTAAAGCACTGGACATTAACGCATCCAAACGCTCAGACGGCAATTCATCGGCATCTAAAGCGTTTTCTGTCACATCATCAACCAATTGCAATACAATGGTCAAAGCTGTTTTACGCATATCTTGCGTTGCTGCTAGGGCCGCACGCTTATCAATGGAGCTTGCGCCAATTTCTTTGACTGCATCACCAGCCGCCGAGTCATAATGGGCTACGTCAGCACCAAAACTCTTTTTCAATCCAAACATGATTGTCACCTACTATTATTTGTTAATGGTTGTCGTTAAGTACGCTGCACGAACAGCACCCTCTGGACGGCGTTTAAAATCAACGTCTACCGCATCAAATGGCCGATCTTCACGCGCCATAATGGTTAGCGTGTAAGGGAATCCGCCCAAGTCAGCAGCAGGCTTTAATAGCCCTGCGCTTACGCAAGCATCTAAGAATTGACGGCAATTCGTATCGGCTCGCTCAATAAACGATGCTGTATTGGTCAGCAATTGACGGCGAATAAGCTCAATTACGCCATTCGCGGTGAAGGCTTCAATTTCAGCAGCATTGGTAAGGCGTAAAGCACTTGTCTTGCTATCGTATTGAGTCAAGCAATCGCCAAAGATAAAGCGAGTACCTGAAGCCAAGCGCTCTTGAATCACGACATTGATCTTCGCTTCAGCCAAACGGTTAAGCGCTGGCTCATCCAAAGTAATATCAGCGCGAGGGCGCATCGCCTTGAACTTGCCAATCGGGAAGTTAAAGCCTGCAATCGGTACATGAATCGGAGGCACACCACGACTATCAGTACCCGCATTACGCAACACGCGATAACCTACTTGAACGCCAACAACAGGGCGATTGATACGCGCACCACGAGTAGAAACAGCGTCACGAGGACGGGACTCGGTAGGATTCCAATACCAAACGACACGATGATCTTTTGCTTCAATAGCATCACTAGCCGCAATCGCACTATCAATGGATAGCGTAGGATCAATATCACCCAACAAATGAATGTTTAGCTTGTCCATTACCCGCATCAATGTCGTGATGAGTAGCAAGTCCGATGTTTTAGCAATAGCCAAATAATCAGGACGTACTTGGCCGGTGATAAGGGTATTAGCCATAGCTGTATAGAATGAATCTGGGGCAGCTTCAGCCGCGCCATCAACAGCAGGAATATCAAGAGACACCTTGTTTCGGCCAAGCGTATTTACGGCATTGCCAGCCGCACCAGCCAAGCAGGAGGCCGCGACTAACGCATCAGTAGAACTAACTTTTGT